GGCGATTGGTATTGTCCCAGAACACCCGCACACCAGCGGCGATGGCAAGCGCTGGTTCCTTGGTGAGATCAAATACGCCCGCGGTTGCGGCCTCGATCATGGCGTTCTGCACGCCATCCACGGCGGCGACGCCAAACAACGCGCCAACAAGCACGCCCTGGCCAGCGGAAACGCCGGTCGCATAGGGCACGGCAATCGCCAGGCTATTGCCCGGCTGGATGAAGTTACGCATGGAAAGAACCTCCTGAAACGCAACAGGCGCCCCGAAGGACGCCCGTTGCGACATTGCGATGATGAGAAAGACGGAGAGCGATCAGGCGCCCGGATTGAACCAGGCCCCACGCCAATCAATGGCGCCAACGCCGAAGTCGAAGATCACGCTGACCTCGACCCCATCCACGCCCGAGACCGGACCGGTGGTGACCTGCGGCCCCTCGGCACCATTCAGGTAGCCATAGACATAGACGGGCGCGGTCGGCGGATCGGCAAACAGGTACCAGCGATTATTCGGGATCAGCGGTTCGACCAGGGGCTGGACAAAGCCGGCATAGATATTGGCGTGGCTCACCTGTGTCGCGCCGACACTCACCGTCAATTGCCGTGCGGGCAGTTCAAGGCTCGGGCCCACCAGCAGCTTCATGGCATTGCCGACGGAAATCGGCAGGCCATCGAGCGTCTTTTGCCGCAGGATCGCAGCGCGACCATTGGCAAGGTTGTTGATATCCAGCGCACTGCCTGCGGCCGCCTTATTCAAACGCGAAGCCGCCGTGCCAAACACCGCAGCCGGGCCATTGGTCAGTGTCGGGCCATCTCCATTGGCCTGATTGATCAGCGCATATGCCGTGGCATTCTCGAAATCCGCCACGCGCCGGCCAATGGCGGCAGCGAAATCCGTGAATGCACCCAGGTCATCATTCACCAGCATCGGGCGCGTGACACGGATACGCCGCGCGAAGGTTTGCAGCAGGACGATTTCCTGGCTTTCCGACATGGTGCCGGCCTGGATTTCGCCATTCTCCATCAGCGGCATGAGCGTCGGGAAATCCCCGACGCGCAGATGGCGGTGCGGCTTGAAGTCGCGGAAATCACGCCGCAGGAAGATCTGCCGATAGCTCGGTGCCGCCGGCTGATACGCCGCGAGCAGCATCTTGTTCGCGGCAGCCGACAGCAGCAGCGGAAAATCGGAGGTGGTATGGAAGGCACGCTCGGCGAGCAGTGTGGGGTTGCGTGGTACATTGCGTTCACCGCGGACACGCAGCAATTCGCCGATCATGTCGGAAGGCCGCCAGCCCATGAATTCAGCGTGCCGCCCGGTACCCTGCGGCTGGTAGCCAGGCATGCTGCGCGCGGCCAAGGCTTCGGCCATGGCATCCAGGATTTCCGAAGGCGAGTCATGCCCGGGCCCGGTTTCCGGTCGTGCCGGGACAGCAGGTGGCGCAGCGCTTTTCACCATGGCGTCAAACAAGGAACGGCGCGCCTGGTCCGGGTGCCAGCCGCGCTCCACCGCCTCACGCCGGATATGAGCGGCGGTCTCGGTACCGACCAGGGCGCGTGCGGCTTCGATAGCGCCATCAATACCGGCGATACGCTCACGCTCTGCGCGCTGTGCCTCACTGCGTAAAGCTTCAAGATCAGGCGGCGTTTCCACCGTGATGGTTGCGGGCGGCGACGCGGCGGGCGGCGCAGGAGGGGCTGCCGGGGTTTCCGGCGTCGTCTCGGTCATGGGTGGTTCCTCATCAGCCAGGGCAGGTTCAATGGCGAAGGACGGCGCGCCCTGCGGCGCCGCGCCTCGCACTTGCGCATCCCGATCAACGGGGATGGGCACGATCGAAATCTCAAAGGGTTCCCAATCCACGGCGCGATAGATCATCTCGCCGCTGACCGGATCGGGACGCTGGTCATAGCGATGCACGCGATAGCCGATGCTGACCGCGCGCAGCGTGCCATCGGCAATGCGCTGCCAGAGCGGTTCCACATCGGCAGCGCCAGAAAATTGCAGCCGCGCATGGCCGCGCCCGCCTTCAAGCCTGGCAGCAATTACACGGCCCAACACATCACGCGCATCGCTACTGCGATGGGTGTTCAGCACCGGCGCATTGCCGGAGCCGAGTTGCGCCATGCGCACCGCATTGGGCGACATGTCCAGTTCCTCGGTAATGCCGCCGAGGGACGGGACAAAGTTGCGCGCCCGCGCGCCGGTGGACCAGACGACCTCGACCGTGCGGGCGGCACGATCCACGGTTGCGGGTGCGGTGATGGCGCGGCGCGCGGTGATCGATTGCCCATCGGCGGGAAGCCGATCGGGCAACGCGGGATCAGCCGGCGCGGGATCGCTCCCGCCCGGATCGGTGGTTTCGGTCATGGAAGGCCCTATGCTGTTTGGGTGTCTGGTGGCGTTGGCGCTGCCGCCCCGGCCGCACCGGTCGCGGCGATTTCCACTGCCGCCATTTGTGCCGCATCCTGCGCGCCACCGGATTTGGCGACGCGCCTGGGATCGGTATCAAGTGAGATGCCCGCCGCATCCAGCGCTGCATTGGCTTCGCGGATCATCTCGACCGCCGAGCGGAAATCATAGCCAAAGGCGCCCGCGGCTTCGGGCTGCGGTACAAAGCCGGCACGTACCTGGGCGATCAGCGCAGTGGTGTCTTTCAGCGGGTCAATCATTTCATGCGCTGGCGGCACATGCGCGACGCCCTTCGGCATGGCATCCGCCCAAAGGCCGAGCAGCGCGCCCTGCGCGTGAAAGCGCTCGGCGATGGGCCGCACGAGCATCGGGATCAACATGCCGTATTGCATCTGTTCGCACAGCCGGCGGAATTCGATCTTGCCTGCGCGGAGGCTTGAGTAATTCGCCTGGGTCAAATCGCCGGAAACCTGGTCGTAGGTCAGGCCCGCACCGACGGCAGCGGCTTCAAGTGAGCGTCGCGCAAACGCTGTATGCGATCCCCCGCCGGAGGGATTGACCACACTTACGTCACCCTGGCCACGCCGATACAGGATCATCCCAGGCTCAAAGCTTTCTACCGCACGGCCTTGCGCGTCGCGCAGCAGGCCGGGATTGGCGTCGCTAGGCTTGGTCAGCGTTTCCTCACCATCATCAGTGACCACGGCGGCAAGGCAGGCTTCGATCTTGGCTTTCATCAGCAGCGCGGCTTCGTAATCGCCAAGATCACGCAACCGCAGCAGCACGGGCGCGAGCCAGGAGACATCGCGCAATTGCCCAGGGCGGCGCTTGCGAAACACATGCAGCACATCGCGCGCGGGGATGAATTCACTCGCCAGCCGCACGCCTGGCAGCATCCAGGCGCCGGGGTGGGCTGGGAATAGCCAATAGCCAATCGGCTCGCCGGAATTCCCAAGCGCAATGCCCTGGATGGTCGGTGCGCCATTCACCACGCCATTGCGCGCGGTATCCAGGTGGTCGCTTTCCAGCACCTGCAAGCTGAGGCCGATGGGGTTCCGCGGCGATGTCGGCACGGTCAGCAGCCGAATGAAGCATTCACCGCTTTCGACGACTGCCCGCATGGCCAGCGCCTGCAGGCCATAGAGATCGAGCTTGTCCTCAGCATCGCAGGCCGGGCTTTCCGCCCAGGCCTGCCAGGCGTTGCGATGCGCGGTTTCAGGCCAGCGTGTCGTGATACCCGCACCGACCGCGTTGCCGGTCCAGAGATCCACGATGCGCGCAGCATAGGGGTCATTGCGCACGGCGTCGCGGGCGCGCCTTGCGACACTGGCAGCGGCCATGCCGACCTCACCATTCGCACTGCCGCCCGAGGGCGACCATGTCGAGGCACGGTTCTCCTGCGCGGCAGCGTAACCCCGGAGGGCCTTCCAGGCAGCGCGCAGGTGGAACTTCATCATGCGTTCCTTGTGAAGCTGGCGAGTGTGACGCCCGGCCGACGTGCGGTGGCATTCTCGGCGCCGTAAAGGGCAGCGATGGCACGCCCCAATTCATCCAGGCTGCGATACTCGACGGTACGGCCTTCAAAGGTCACGCGCGTGACGCCGCCAGTGAAGGCAGCGACAAGCACGGCGGCACGGCTGCCAGCAGGCTGCGCCAGCGCCCAGGCGAGGGTTGCGGGGTCCAAGACTGATCACCCGCCCGCAGCCCGCGAGAGGGCGCGCAGGATTGGCAGGATTTGCGCCCCACCCGCGCCAAGCGCGATAAGCACAGCGACGATGCCCCAGATCGCGCCCTCAATCCGGCGTGTCTGCTTGCGCAGGCCGCAAATCTCCGCACGTACTGCCGTGTAGCGCTCGGCACACCGCTCGACATGCAGCGACAGATCCTCGCGCTCACGCGCGTGGAGTTCCCCGTTACTCATGATTTCCTCCGGGAATGGATCAGCGCGGCTGATAGCCGCGTGGCATTCAATTACGGTTGCACCTAATTTCTTGGGTGATTACCATTGGACCCAAGAAAGGTTGGGCGGTACATGTTCGGCGCTTCGCTATATCTCCGAATTTTGGATATCGTAGCTGCCGGGCTGTATAGCTGCCGGTTGGCTATATTTATCGGCGCTGGTCTGGCCCTTATGAGCGCACTTTTTGCTCCAGTCCTGCTGCTTCCGATTTTCGTGATACTCGCCTTCATCGTGACGTTAGAAATCATCTTCGAACTCCCGGCTGGCTCATCGGATGGCGATGGCACTGCCGGTGGCGTTAATGCTGACGATGGAGCAGATGGCGGCGGCGGTGGAGAGTAAAAACACCTCTCTTTGATTTAGTTACCGCAACCAACCGCCACGCGGCGCGAGCCAACCAGGCCTACGCATCAGCGGCGGTGGATCAGGGTTCGGCGCTGGCTCGGGCCGGGGATGTTCCAGCATTTCCACCGGCGCATTCGCGATATCCTCGCGCAGCCTGTGCCAGAAACGCTCACCATACCGATCCGCGCCCAGCAGCCACAGCGCCGCGCGCGCGAGCACCGCGCAATCCAGCGCCTCATTCCGATCCCGCAGCTTCGCCCATTCCTGGCGCACAAAGCCACGCCGATCCTTCACCTGGTGCAGCTGCTCCGCCACCAACTGCTTGACCCATTCAACCTCGATCCCCTGAGGCAGATGGACCCAGCCGGGTGGGAATTCCGCTGCCTCGCCACGCCCAAGCCAAAGCCGGCGATAGAGATCAACCTTCCAGGTCGAAACCGACACCGTCCAAAGCTTCAAGCCGCGCCGCAGCTTTCGCCCATCTACCAGCGCATCAACGGGCGTCGGGCCCTGCACCGGCTGGGCGCGATTCCAACCATCCACCCCCTTGGTCGGCGCAATGCGCGGATCGCGCAGCCGGCGTAGATGGCCATAGACCGCTGCGGTGTCGCGCCCGCCCGTATCAACACAGGCCTTGGCGATACGTATCGCGCCGCCATTCGCCCGCGGCCAATCGCGCGCGAGCAACTCCGCCAAGGCATCCCAAGGCGCGCGTTCACGCGGGCTGCCGGCAATGACAATGTGATCGACAAGCCAGGAGGAATAGCCCTCCGCCCAGGCCCAGACATCGCATTCCAGCCGGTCATCCTGCACATCCACGCCCGCTGTCAGCACCAGCGCGTCCTGGGCCACAACGCCAAGCCGGAAATCCTCGCGCCGTTCCACCAGGCGTTCCCAATCCGGCGCCTCGCCACGATCCTGCCAGGTCTCGCCAAGCACCGTGTTGCGGAAGGTTTTCAGATCCTCGGCCTTGCCCTGCGCAGCCTCCCAATCGCGCGCGATCTGTTCCCAGGACAACCAGCCGACCGGCGAATAGAGCGCGGAGATATGAAAGCCGATCGTATGTGGGTTTTCTGCCGATGCTGTTGGCCGCCATTCGCCGGCGGCGAGCATCGCGGTCTTGTGATGCTCCTCAATCGGAGTGTCACATTCTTCGCAATGATAGCGCACGCTACGCGGATCGCCCTTCTCCCAGATCAGCCTTTCGAATTTCAGCCATTGCATGGCGCCGCAGTGTGGACATGGCAGGAAATAGCGCCGCTGGTCGGAGGCCGCGTATTCCCTTTCAATCCGGCTGCGCCCGGCGATGGTGGGCGTTGACACCAGAAACGCCTTCCGGCGCCAGCCGAAGGTGCGCGCCCGAGCCTCGGCCAAGGCAATCGGATCGCCTTCGCCTTCGATGTCGCCGGGATAGGCATCCACCTCATCCAGAAACAAAAACCTCGCCGGCATGGAACGCAGCCCGACCGCGCTATTGGCGCCCGTCAGCACCAGAATGCCGCCGGGGAATTCCTTCGACAGCATGGTATTGCCGCTGTCGCGCGCGCGGGCGGGGGCCACACGATCCCGAAGCGCCGGCGTTTCCTCCAGCAATGGATCAATGCGCTGGCGCGAGAAGCGCTTGGCCAGTTCCACAGTGGGCTGCACGGCAAGCACCGGCGCAGGCACATGATGCAGGATATAGCCGAGCCAATTGTTGCCTGCCTCGGTCGCGCCCACCTGCGCGCCTTTCATGAATACAATCCGCCGCGCCGGGTGCACCGCGGAAAGCGCATCCATCACATCGCGAAGATAAGGCGTGCGGCTGGTGCGCCAGGGGCCGGGCTCGGATGAGGCGCGGCTGCCCAGGATGCGATGCTGTTCCGCCCATGCCGAGACAGTGAGTTGCGGCGGCGGGCGTAGCATGGCCCCAGCGCGGCGGCGCACATGTTCACGCGTGCGGCTCTCGCTCGCCGCCGATGCCGGGAGGGTCGAAGCGATCGGAAGCCTCCGTCAGAAGCTCATTGATGTGCTGCTGCAGGATGGTTTGCAGCAAATGGGGCTCGACGCCGAGTTCGGCGGCGATCACGCCCGCGACACGTGCGGGCCAGTTCAGCAGCGCGTCACGCATGGTGCTGGCGATTTCATCAATCGTCGCGTTGGCTGTGGCGACATCCAGCAGCCGGCCCTTGATTTCATCAAGTGCCAGGCGCTGGGCTTCGACCTTCAGCGCGAGTTGCGCGACTTTCAGCCGGGCGAAGGGCGTGCCCTCTGACCCCGCGCTGCCAGCGAGGGTGGAACGCTGCGGGTCCGAGGTTTCCAACAGCCGGGCGCGTGTCTTGGTGATGTCCCATCGGCCATCGGGTTCGCGCGCGATGCGTCCCGTGCGCTCGGCCTTATGCATGGTGGTGTCGCTGACGCCGAGGCGTCGTGCTGCTTCGCGCGTGGAGGATGTCAGTTCAGCCATGGCGGCGACCTCCCGCCGCGCGTTGGTGAGGAATCAGTGGCGTCAGTGTGTGGCGCGGTGCCGCGCCGCGTAGAATGCGACGAGAGCAGCTTGCCAGTCGGCGTCCTGCGCAATGCCGATGCGTTGCAGCGGTTCCAGCGTCACGCGGCCCCGGCTGTAGTAATCGCCCTGCATGCGAGCCAGCCACCCGGAAAGCCCCTGCGCGGCAAGGGCGTCGCTGGCGGCCATCACTTCCGCCTCGCTGGGTTCGCTACGGCCCAAGGAAACGTGCCGGCCATCGGTGCCAAGCACGATCCATCGCGTTTCAGTTGTTGCCTTCATCGTCACTCTCCGTCTTGCGTGACGGACGCTTCGCGCTGTGTTTCGTGCGAGCCAAGGCAATAAAGCGCCAGGGATCGCGATGATCCCTGGGCTTTGCAATCTTTCACTCCGCATATTACCGCTTATGCGGAGCTCCGCATAAGCGGTAGACGGTGTAGGAGCCTTTCGCGCCCTGCTTGTTCGGGCCCACCTGGCGAATGCGGTCCGCAATCTCCACCGTAATGCCCTGGCGCTTCTTCAGCCCAGCAAAAAACCCGCGCACCGTGTGTTGCGCCCAGCCGGTGGCCTCGGCGATTTGCGCCACCGTCGCGCCCTCAGGGCGGCGGAGCATCGCCAGCACCACTTCCTGCTTCGTGCCTTCGCGTGGCTTGCGTGGCCCGCCTGTCGCGCGTGTGCCGCGCCGTGAGAGCGCGTTGCGCAGCATGTCCATCGCGCGCGCAATGGGGTCTTTATCCGCGTTGGCCGGTGGCGTTTCTTCCCAGGCTGCGAGCAAGCGCTCCGCTGCCTCGCGCAGGTTCACGCTTCCCATGTTCGGCGCCTGTGGCGCCGGTTCGGTGGAGGGTTGCTCCTCAGCCTGCGGTGTCTTTTCCTCGCCGCCCTGCGGCACCGTGTCGGGCGCCGCGCGGCCCTCATTCGGGTCGATGCCAATCGCCCGCAGCCCCTCATCCGTCACTTGGATCAGGATTGGCGTGCCATCCCCATCCTTGCGCCACACCATCGCCAATTGATCACGCGGTGCAGCGACCTCAATCAGCAGGCGGCTTTTGATCAGGCTGTTCACCACCGCGCGGCAGGCAGCGACTGGCAAATGCTTCGGCGCAATCGCCAGCAATTGCGGGTGCTGCGCGCCATGGCTCAATACAATCCGCTGCGTGTCAGAAAGCTTCATCGTCTCGGTCTCCGGTTGCGGGCGCCGACCATCGGCCCCTACTGCCGGGAGCCCCGCGGGCGGACCCTGCGGGGCAGTGCGGCGCCGCTGCGCGGCGTGTGGCGCGTCAGTCCTGCGCTTCGGCAGCGATGCCTTCGTTGATCACGAAGCCCGTCAGGTAGGGGAGGCCGGCGGGGATGCCCGTCTCGCGGCTAGTGCGCTGCGTGATGCGCCAGCCCATCCATTCCGAGGTGGTTTTCGCGATGGCGTCTGCGAGGCTCGCGCCGTAATGCATCTGGCTATTCACCCCATCGGCGAAGTGGCGCCCGTAGCGGCTGTCGAGAAAGGCGCGGACCGAGGCGGGATCCGTGCTGGTCGCGTTGTGGATCGCGGTGAAAGCGATCGGCCAGGCTTCTGTGGCGTGTTCGCGCATGGTGCCCCAGAAACCCCAGTCTTGATTTTCGGTGGGAAGGATCGTGTTCATCTGTTTGTCTCCGTCATCGGCGGGGGAAATCCCCTGCGCGTGACAGACCATTCGCGCTGTGATGGGGGCTGAGCCAAGCGAAATAGAGCGTTATTTCATTGCTAAGTTCAGCAGGGTTTGATCATGATGTGAGGGCCAAATGGCAGCACCATTCGGCCCTCGCTTTCGTTTATCGGCTGCGCTTTTTGCTGCGCCTCGCGGCCGCTTGGCCGGCTGCGTAGGCTTCCGCGAGAGAGTTGCGGATGGACCAAACCGCGACATCGTGAAAGTCGAGCGCGTCGCGGTTTCTGGTTTCCAGCGTTTCAACCGAGGGCATGTGCCGCTTGGCGATTTCCAGGAAAAGCTGGTCGGTTGAGGGGGTATCGTTCATCTTGGTCTCCTTGCTTTGGCGCCGGGGAGCTTCCCTGCGCCTGAGGGACCATTCGCGCTGTAGCGGGGGGCGAGCCAAGCAAGAATGAGCGTTGTTTCGTTGCTATGATTCGGTCGCTTTGCTCACAACATGATTACGTGACTTTGCCAGTTCATCCATGACAGCGAGGGCTCGCCCAAATGAAGCTCCTTCGAATTCACGTTCGCCCTTTCCACCAAGCCCATAGCGTCCACCTGGGATACGCATGGTGATTAATTGGGTGGGAAGTTCAGCCTTGGCGAAATAGGCGATTAGTCTGCGGTCCACTGCCACTAGCGCATAGATATCGAATTCATCGTCGCGATAAAGGCGCGTAGCACCTCGTCCCGCTCGCTTGATGCTGAAGAAATACGCGGGGTTGGCACGCATTTTAGGCTGCGGATGCCGTGGATGTAATGTCGCCTTCACTTGAACGCGGATAATGCGCCCGCTCACATCGACTACCAAATCATATGCCATGCCCTGTGCAGTGTTGAACGCGCTCCAACCACCGAGCAGAAGATCCGCGCAGACAAGGTGTTCGGCGGCGCGTCCCAGCTCAAGTTCATGGCTACTCTTCCGCAGGCTCCCCGCGTTTTGTGGGGTGGGCGGCGGCGCAGCCAGGGGTAGCGCGCCATGTTCGAAGAGGAAACCGGAGTCATGTTGAATGCCGCTGAGAAGTGACCCGGTTTGGGGTGAAGTTGCTGCTGAGATTTGACCCATGTTCGGACGCTAGCCTCGGCCCTTTGGGCGGAGGCAGCTGGAGTGTTGGACATGGCTTTAT